TGCATATTGGATGGGTAGTAATGGTTTTTTCTCGTTTGATGGTACAGTTAATACATTACCTTGTAGTGTTGAAGATTATGTTTATGATGATGCAGCAACTACAAAAGGTCAACAAATTAATGCAGGTATAAATAACTTGTTTACAGAAGTTGTATGGTGGTATCCAACATCAGGATCTGATTTTAATAATAGATATGTAGTTTATAATTATGGTACAACTAATAATCCTTTACCTATGGGTAATTGGTATACTGGTACAAATACAAATTCTATAAGAACAACTTGGATAGATTCATTAGTATATCCAAAACCATATGCCACTGCATATAACAGTTCTAATTCTGGTACTTTTCCTGCCATTATTGGTGAAACAGGGTTAGGTCAAAGCGTATTGTTTGAACACGAAACGGGGACCGATCAAGTTAATCCAGATGGTAGTACAACCACATTGACTTCTTTTGCTCAATCATATAATTTTTCTTTGCAGACAGATCAAGGAGCTGCAGAATATTTTTTAGCTATGCGAAGATTTTTACCTAATTTTAAAAATTTGCAAGGCAATGCTGTAATGACAATTTCTATTGCAGATTATCCTGCGGATGCAAATACAACATCTACTTTAAGTCCTTTTACTGTCACTACAAGTACAACTAAAGTTGACACAAGAGCAAGAGGTAGATATGCAAGTCTTAAAATAGAAAATACAGGGTCGGCTGAGACTTGGAGATTTGGAACTTTTCAAGCAGACCTGCAACCAGACGGAAGGAGATAAACTATGAAAAAAGGTTATCACAAAACAAAAGACGGTAGAACGGCTAAGAAAGGTCTTTACTACTATATGAACAAAAGAAAAAAAGCTGGAACAAGCAGACCAGGTAAAGGTACTGTTAGTGCAAAAGCATTAAAAAGATCAGCTAAGACGGCGAAAAAATAATGGATCAAGCTAGACGAGGATATGGTAAAGCATATTTAAATCGTGTTGCTATGGCGAAGGGTGGTAAAACACCCGCCTGGCAAAGAAAAGAAGGTAAGAATCCTTCTGGCGGTTTAAATAAAAAAGGAGTAGCTTCTTACAGAGCAGCTAATCCTGGATCTAAATTAAAAACTGCAGTAACAACTAAACCTTCTAAATTAAAAAAAGGATCTAAAGCTGCCAAACGTAGAAAAAGTTTTTGCGCGCGTATGAAGGGAATGCGTAAAAGACAAAAGCCAAGTAATAATACAGGCGATGATAGATTATCTAAATCACTTAGAAAGTGGAATTGTTAAATGACAAAAGTAGTAGTTAGATTACCAGAACCTAAAAAAGAATATAGTGAAGACAACCAAAGACAAATTAATAGAGCATTACAATCTATTATTGAACAATTAAATTCAACTTACTTAACACAACAAAAAGAAGACCAAGAACGATTTACTTGGTTAGGTTTAGGTTAATGGCAAATATATATCAAAACGCAAAAATAAGTTTAACTACCACAGCCGATACAGTTTTATATACTGTGCCAGCAAATTCACGAGCTATTGTTAAATCTATTTTATTAGCAGAAGACGCAGCAGGAGCTGCTACTGCTAAAGTAACATTAGTCAATGCAGCAGGAACTGCTTTTGTTTTAGATAATTTAGTATCTTTATCTGCTAATGAAAAAGAACAAGTTATTACAGAACCTTTAGTTATGGAAGAAAGTGAAATATTAAAAGTACAAGCAGCTAGTGGTAATATAGACGTAGTTGCATCAATACTAGAAATCAACAGGGAGGATAAATAATGCCTTTTATAGAAACAGAAGCTTCTGTTAGGTATGAAGTAATTAATGGTAAAAAAACACCAGTAATTACACCTAAGTGTGAAGTAACATTAACTAACACAGTAACAGGTAAAGAGTATTTTTCGGACAAGGAAGCCGAAGATGATATAAACGACGCTAATACTGCTACTAAAAAAGAGCACATTAGAAGAGACGTAAATATCACTGTGGAAGATATAAAGATGGGCGCTGACTTTAACATTGAAGATTGACGTTAGGCCAAAAAACAAGTAAAATGCACGATACCAGCATATATACAAGAGTTGCTATCTTGCGTTTCAACAATATAATAGGAAGACAATATGGGATTTTTTTCAGGCATAAGACGTAGAGTTAAAAAGATAATACCTAAAGAGGTACGACCTTTTATACCTTATGCAGCAGCAATGATACCAGGAGCAAATCTTGGTTTAGGTGCTTTTGCTCAATCAAATCCTGCACTATATAAAGCTTTGGTGGCAGGCGGTACAAAATTTTTAACAGACGACGAAGCAGATTTAAAAGACGTAGCAGTTACAGGAACGTTGGCTGCAGCTCCAACTGCTTTAGAACAGTTTTCAGGTTCGGGACCTACGGATAAAGGAATAATGGGTGCATTAAGAAAAGGTGCTGGAAGTGCTGCACAAAAAGCAAAAGATAGTCCTTATCTAACTATGGGGGCTCAAGCAGGAACTGATGTTGGAATTAAACAGTCAGAGCTAAATAAAAAAGCTATAGAAGAATACGAAGCAAGTTTATTATCACAAGGTATAAAAAACAAAGCAGATAGAAGAAATGCTATATTTAATATTTTTGTAAACAATGGTTATGAAGAAGAAGATGTAAATGTTATGTTAAATAGATACGGTTATTCTAAAGGTGGTGATGTAGGAGAATTTGAAGTGGAAGAAATGGATGAAGAAATTATTACACCTATGGATCTTAAACAAGAAGAAGGAGTTCCTATTGGTCCACTGGCTGGTCCTGATTGGTATCTTAAACGAATAGAACACTTAGAATATTTAGGTTACAGTTATGAGGAAGCTAGTGAAATAGCTTTTGATAGTGATAGATACTATTCAATAGTTGGAATGGAAGGTAAAAAAAATACGCCTACTGGTATGAAAATGGCTTCCGACCCAGATCCAATGGATGAATTAAATTCATTATCTTTAATGTTATATAAAAAACCTTTGTCAACTTTAACAGAAGATGAATACGAAGCTTTACAAGAAGCAGCTAGAGAAAGTTTAGAATCAGGTGGTAAAGTTAAAAAAATGCAAAAAGCTAGTATGCAAGGTTTTGGAAAAGAATATTTAGAATTTTTAAAAAAGAAAAAAAACAAACGAACAAAAAAAGCAGATGGTGGTATAACAAGAATAGGCTATGATCCAGGTGGTAAAGTAGATCCTAATGCTTCTGTAATACTTGCACAACTGCTTAAAGACGGAATGGAATTAGAAGATGCTATGAACATTTTAAGAAAAGAATTTCCCGACACTTCTGAAGAAGATTATGAAAGAGAACAAAAAGATGAAGAAGAAAGAGATGTAACAAGTAATTTAGGATTAGCACAAAGTGGAGTAGAGCAAGCATTTGGCAGACCTTTTGGAAACATAGCTCCCGTTCCTATGATGAGATTTGCTGCGGGTGGTGACGTAGAAGATGTAGAAATGATGGACGAAGAGTTTGTAGGTGATAACGAACTTAGAATGGAAGAAGGAGTTCAAATTGGTCCTATGGCAGAAGAAGGCGAAACAGAAACAGAAGTTTTATTAGCTATGAAAGTAAGTCCAGGATTAATTGACGAATATAGAAATTATGTTTTTGAATTAAAAGAATTAGGTATGGAACATCAAATTGCACCATTTAGAGATTGGTTTAGAAGTACTTATGGTGCTGCTAGAATGGGTGTAAAAGAAGGTGGTACTATAAAAAAACCAAAAAGAACTATAAGAATAGGAATAGGAAAAGCAGGTGACTATCCTGGTATAAAAAAAATTATTGAAATGAATAAAAAAGGTAAGAAAAGATTTTCTAAAGCAGAAGGTGGATCTGCAAGTGATAGATATGAAGAAAAAATAAAAGAATTAACAGATAAAGGTGTGGCAAGATCATTAGCCGAAGCAATAGTTTTATCGAACTTACCTATAGACGCTTATACTATACCAGATAAAAAAGCTGATGGTGGATTAATGAATCTTGGTGGTAAAGAAATGGATTTAAGAGGCGGTGGATTTGT